ATGATACGGCGTAACATCCCAGCGTCAGTCACGCGCAGGGTGCGGCCACAAAAAACAAGAAGGTATGACAGCACAACAGACTAAGAAGTACAACGACCTGCTCAACCAGTACGAGAAGCGGGCAGACTTGACACCAGGCCAGCAGCAACTGCTGTACACACTGGCCTGCGTCACAATTGAAGAGAAACACCTGCAGGATTATTGCGACGAGCACGGCACGTGTTACCAGGTAGTGGGCAAGTCAGGCGACACCTACAGCCGCATGCGTCCAGAGTGGCAGCAGCTCAAAGAGGCGCGCCATCGCAAGCAGATCATCATCACGCGCCTGGAGAACTGGATTGGCGAAGGCAAGGAGGTAGCAGACGAGGCAGACAAGTACTTTGGCTGATTACCACTTTGACGACGCAGCAGCTGATCGCGCTGTTGAATTTATCGAGCGCTTCTGCACGCACGTGAAAGGCGAGCTGGGCGGCAAGCCGTTCCTGCTGGAGAAGTGGCAGAAGGACGACATTATCCGCCCGCTGTTTGGCTGGAAGAAAGAGGACGGCACGCGCAGGTATCGCACCTGTTACGTTGAGATACCACGCAAGAATGGCAAGTCGAACCTTAGCGCGGCCATTGCGCTTTACATGCTGTTTGCAGATGGCGAGCCAGGCGCAGAGGTGATCAGCGCAGCGGGCGACCGTGGCCAGGCCAACATCGTGTTCAACATCGCGCAGGAGATGATTAACAACAGCCGCCACCTGCGCAGCCGATCGCGCGTACTTCGAAACGTTATAAAATATAAAAGCAGCTGGTATAAGTCAATCAGCGCAGAGGCGTATACCAAGCACGGTCTGAACTGCCACGGCGTCATCTTCGACGAGCTTCACACCCAAAGTGACAGAGAACTTTGGGACGTGCTTACTACATCGACGGGCGCACGGCGCCAGCCGCTTGTCATGGCACTAACCACAGCGGGACACGATCGCGCCAGCATCTGCTACGAGGTGCACGAATATGCCAAGGGCGTGCGCGACGGTGTGATTGACGATGACACGTTTTTGCCTGTGCTGTACGCTGCAGACATTGACGACGACTGGACAGAAGAGGCGACTTGGCGCAAGGCAAATCCAGGATTCGGCAGCATCTGCCACAAAGACTACTTTGAACAAGCCGTTAAGAATGCCAAGGCCAACCCAAGCATGGTCAACAGTTTCCTACGTTTGCACCTAAATATTTGGACCTCAGCAGAAACGGCCTGGATTCCTGACGACATCTGGATGAAGGGCGCCAAACCAATACCGTATGACAGGCTGCACACACTTCCTTGCTATGGCGGACTTGATCTTGCATCTACACAAGACCTCACTGCATTCGCGCTACTTTTTGCTGACGTGGAGCACGATTGTCTGTATCTGCTTGTTCATCAGTTTGTCAACTCAGAAAAAGCGCACACCAAGAAACTGAGCGCGGGCATTGACTACATCGCGTTTGAGCGCGAGGGCGACATCACAATCACGCCAGGCAACGTCACGGACTACAGGATAGTGAAGGACTACATTAACGCACAGTGCGCTAAATACGACGTGCGCAGCATTGGCTACGACCCACGATTCAGCACCTACATTGTCAGCGAGCTGGAGGCCGACGGCGTGCAGATGGCGCCAATGGCTCAGAACATCACAACGATGAACGGGCCAACAAAGGAGTTTGAGATGGCCGCCATGAAGGGCCAGATTATCCACGGCGGAAATCGCTGCATGCGCTGGCAGATGGGCTGCGCTGTGGTGTACACAGACGTGAACGAGAACAAGCGCGTGACGAAGGAGAAGCAGGAGAACAAGAAGGTGGACGGCGTGATCGCCAGCATCATTGCCATGAATGAATATTGTCACACACTGGGCGCCGACGATTTCTTTTTCGACGTCTTGGATTTGTGACGTAACTTGCTTATATTCTAGATTCACTCGCACTGCATGGCCACACTCACAGACCGTCTTAGCGCCTTGTTCCGCTACCGCGTGGGCAAGTACAACAGCCAGACAATCGAGGCCGAGATGGGCATCAACCCAATCGTGCGCAGCGGTGTCAATGTCACGGAGCAGAGCGCACTGGCTATTTCCACAGTCTATGCCTGCATCAACAAGATTGCAAGCACAATCAGCAGCTTGGGCCTAGAGATTTACGTGCAGGACGGGCGCAACATGGAAGTGGCCAACCAGCACCCAGCGTACGACCTGATCACGGCAGCGCCTAACGAGCATCAGAACGCCTACGACTTTTGGGAAACGCTGATGAGCAGCGCGCTGATGTACGGCTGCGGCTACGCGATTATTGAGCGCAACACACGAGGTTATGCAGAGCGCCTCGTACCTGTGAGCTATTACGACGTGGACGTGAAGGAGGTGGAAGGCGAGCGCGTGTTCGTCATTCGCGACTACGGAGCTGTGACGCAGGACAACATGCTGGAAATTTCTTGCATGAACAAGATGTCGCCAATCCGCTTGCACCGCGAAAACATGGGCCTGGCCAAGGCGGCGCAGGACTTTGGCAGCGAGTACTTTGGGCAGAAGGGCCAGATGACTGGCGTACTGGCATCAGATCAGCCACTGCGCAAGGAGCAGATGGACGTGATTCAAAACAGCTGGAACCAGAGCGCAATGAACGCAGGCACCAAGCTGCTGCCGTTTGGCTTTAAGTACCAGCGCATCACGATTACGCCAGACGAGGCGCAGTTCATTGAGACGCGCAAGTTTCAAGCGGAAGAGATTTGTCGCATTTACAGCGTGCCCACGTCGCTGGTGCAGCTGCCTTCACAGACGACCTTTAACAACGTGGAGCAGCAAAACCTGCAGTTTGCACGTCACACGATTGCACCGTGGGCCAAGCGCATTGAACAGGAGATTGACCGCAAGCTGATTCAGAGCTTTGAGCGGCCAGAGGTGTACAGCAAGTTTAACATGAACGACTTGTACCGCGGCGACCTTGCAGCTCGCACGAACTTTTATCAGCAGATGCTGCAGAGCGGTGTCATGAGCATCAACGAAGTGCGGGCTAAGGAGCAGATGAACCCGACAGAGGGCGGCGACGTGCACACAGTGCAGATTAACCAAATCGCGCTAGACCGCCTCGGCGAGTACAGCGACAAAGTTTCAAACGATGGAGGACAACCAACAGTATAAAGACGCTGAGAAGCGGACGATGGGCACCATTGAGGTGCGCGAGGCCGACAGCGACGACATGGTGCTGGAGGGCTACGCCGCTGTGTTTAACAGCGAGACGGACCTCGGGCACTTTCGTGAAGTAATTAAGCCTGGCGCATTTGACGACGTGATGACCAACGACGTGCGCGCGCTGATTAACCACGACCCGAATTTGATTCTCGGACGTACCGAGAACGGCACACTNGAGTTNAGCACAGACGAGCGCGGGCTGAAGTACCGCGTTAAGCTGGGCAACCAACAGTATGCNAAAGANTTCTACGAGAGCGTGAAACGCGGTGACATCAGCCAGAGCAGCTTTGCATTCACAATCAAAGACCAGAGCTGGAACGAAGAGCGCACCGTGCGCAGCGTAGATAAGGTGCGGCAGTTGTTGGACGTGTCACCTGTGACCTATCCAGCATACGCAGCCGCCACGGTGCAGGCGCGTGATCAACAGCTTGAGCTTGACGACGCTATCGCGGAGGCGGTGGCTGATACAGATACAACTACAAACGAACAAAAAATTCAAGAACCCATGAATCTCAACGAGATGAAGGCAGTGCGCGCTAAGCACGCGGACCGCTTCGAAGAGTTGGTGAACGTCGCAGAAACTGAAAATCGCGACTGGACCAACAACGAACAAGAAGAGGCTAACCTCTGCAAGCGCGAGGTCGAGCGCCTCGACGGCAAGATTGAGCGCCGCCAGGCAGCTGAGGACATGATCACACGTCAGGCCCAGATGGGCGGCGCGTCAGTGTCTGAGGCCAAGGAAATCAACAAAATTAACCGTTCTTTCAGCCTCAGCCGTGCTGTGCAAGCTGCCAGCTTTGGCAAGGCACTCGAAGGCGCAGAAGCTGAGTGGGCGCAAGAAGCGGCCAAAGAGTACCAGATGCGCGGCTTGCAGATGAGCGGCCAGATTGGTATTCCAGCGTCAGCATTGTTTCGTGCTGGTGCTGCCGACGACTTTCAGGCTGACAGCGGTGACGGCTCTGGCTTTGTTGCTACTTCTGTGCCTGGTGTGATTGACGCCTTGCGCACACCCACTATGGCTGAGCGCGTTGGTGTTACTACAATCAACAACGCCACTGGCAACCTCAAGTTCCCACGCGTTTCTGCCAAGGCTGCAGGTACTGAGGAAACAGAAGTTGGTGCTGATAACGCGTCTGGCTTGGAGCTCGACGAGGTGACACTCTCGCCAATTCGTGTGGCTGCCAACACCAAGTACAGCAAGCAGTTGATTCTGCAGGGCGGTGCTCAGGTGGACGCCATGATCTCACGCGAGTTGGCTGCTGGTATCAATGAGACCATCGACAAAGCTGTGTTTGCTAAGGCTGCAGCGTCTGCTGGCACCATTGTGGACAAAGCTGGTTCAGCTGTTGCTTCCGCAGATTTGTACAACATGCAAAAAGCTGTGTTGGCCGCTGGTGGCGATTTGGCACGTTGCCAGTACATTGGTTCACCATCAGCGTTGTCTATTTTGAAGGCTGAGGCTGCAATCGCTAGCGTGAGCGCTTTGATGGAGGGCAACAGCATTGATGGTTACCCAACTAACTTTACGCCAAACTTGGTTGACGACGACGCTGCACAAGGTGCTGTGTTGTTTGGCGATTTCCAGTTGGGCATGGTGCTCGCGTTCTTTGGTGGTATCGATTTGTTGGTCGACCCATACAGCAACGCAGGCACTGCACAAATTGCCTTGCACGTGAACAAGTTCTACGACGTCGATGTGCGCCAGGCAGGAGCTTTGGCCTACACGTCTGACTTCGTGGCCTAATAATTGACTAACACGGGAAGCCTGGCAATTGGGCTGGGCTTCCTTTTTTCACATTACCATGCACGTAGTACGTCCAGGACACACAACAGGTATTAGCGTCGTCACATTGGCGGACGCTAAGGAGTTTCTGCGCGTCGACTCAAGCGACGAGGACACTACAATCACGGCGTTATTGGACGCGGCAGTGGCATGGGTTGAGGACTACTGCAACCGCAGTTTTACG